TTAAGATTAGTTACTACGTCTTCTGATACATCGTGTTCCATTACGAAAACACTAGGCATCGTATGCACTTGTGTTGTCATAGAGTTAACTCGGTACGCTAAAAGATTCGTCTGGTACAGGTGGTACTACAGGGCTTGTAATAACTGAGGCTACTTGACTAGCAAATACTGCATCCCACTGTGAAACAGGACATAGTGCTGTCAAAGCGGCTAAGTTAAATGTGCCTTTAGCGGCTGCGGTAAAATCACCATCTGCGGCTACTGCTGTGTGGCTAAAAGTAGAAGTATAATAAGTAGCATCGCCATCGCTATCGTTCTCATACTTCATTTCCATATTCCATTCCTGTGCCTTACTCGACTTTTCAGATGGTATTGCTTTTGTCATTGCTTTAGTTACTGCCATATCTATTCCTCGTTACATTTACATTTAGGTTGTGTTTTTAATTCTTCTATTTCTGCTGAAAGTTCTTGGACTGCTTTGACTAATATCGGTACAAACTTGCTGTACTGGATTCCATATTGTTCACCATCTTTTGTAAGATTAGTTGTAAGATTAGTTTTGTCAGCTATTTTATAACCAGCTTCTTTCTCTAAAACTTCAACTGCTTGAGCTTTAAAACCTACGTCTAACCAATCTTCTTTATGTGTACCATCAGGTGTTTTATTAGAATACTTGCTTCGTTTATCCCAACGATAAGTAAGAGGCTCTAGTTTTTTAACAAAGTCCAAACCTAAATCTAGCTTAGTAAAGTCTGTCTTATCTCGTTGGTCAGAGGCTACTGTCCAATCTATTTGAATGTGTGCTGAAGTATGATCTCCATTACCTATACCAATAACATTACTGGCTGTGGTAACTGCGCCTCCGGGTCTGCCAGAATTTAACGCATTAGTACCAAGTGCAATATTGTTAGAACCTGTTGTAATTGTTTGTCCAGATGCATAGCCTAATCCAGTATTATGAGTGCCTGTTGTAACTCCTGTCAGTGCTGCATATCCAATAGCTGTGTTAATGCCGCCTGTTGTTGCTGCAGTTAAAGCAAGAGCGCCACAAGCCGTGTTTGTAGCACCTGACGTGTTTGCATTTAAAGCACTTTTACCAACTGCTGTGTTATTATCACCAGTTACTACACCTGATAATGATATTGAACCAAGAGCAGTATTATTAGCGCCAGTTGTTAGCTCATCCATAGACGCTTGTCCGATCCCTGTATTGTGATCGCCACCTGTATTAGCAGCACCAGCACCGTTTCCAACATAAGTATTGTCGGAAGCTGTCGTTATTGCCTTCGCAGAATTTTTACCTACACTGGTGTTTCTTGTTCCAGTAGTGTTTGCTTCTAATGCGCTGTGTCCAATTCCTACATTATCTGAAGCAGTTGTGTTTGAAAGTAAAGCATTTTGTCCAACGGCTGTATTAGCACCACCTGTTGTGTTTGCGTGTAAAGAATTTTGACCAACTGCTGTGTTATTGCTACCTGTAGTAGTATCTGCCATAGATTCTGAACCAAGTGCTACATTTAGAGTTCCTGTGGTGTTTGCAGCTAACCCATTATAACCAAAAGCCGAGTTGTTATGTGATGTAGTGTTAGCGCCTAAAGTATTATGTCCTACGGCTGTGTTTGCTGTTCCTGTGGTGTTGGCATCTAAAACTTGAAAACCTACTGCTGTATTAGAAGCAGCGGTGGTGTTTGCTTGTAAACATCTATAACCGATTCCTGTGTTGTTAGCTCCTGTGGTGTTAGCTCCTAGAGCGTTGTAGCCCATTGCTGTGTTGTTTGCTGCGGTGGTGTTGAGAGCTAAAGCACTATGTCCCATTGCTGTATTTTCTGCGCCTGTAGTGTTTGTGTGTAAACATTCAAAACCGACTGCTGTGTTGTTTGCTGCGGTGGTGTTAGAATCTAAAGCACTTGAACCTACGGCTGTGTTTGCACCGCCTGTAGTGTTTGCTCCTAGTGCAGAAAGTCCGACACCTGTGTTGTTGTCTGCTGTCGTGTTGGCATCTAAAGCTCCTTTACCGACCGCTGTGTTGTAATCACCAGTTGTGTTAACTCCTAGAGCATCAGTACCAACGGCAGTATTAGCACCCGCTGTTGTGTTAGCTCCTAAAGCGGCTTGACCAATTGCAGTATTACTATCTCCAGTTGTATTTGCATCTAAGGCAGCAGCACCGACTGCAGTATTTTTAGTGCCTGTAGTGTTTAATCCTAAAGAATTATAACCAACTGCGGTGTTGTTAGATGCTGTTGTGTTTGTTGTTAAAGCTAAAGCTCCCACAGCCGTATTAGTAGCGCCTGTAGTGTTAGCGGCTAAAGCAGTTTTACCTACCGCAGTATTAGTAGATCCTGTAGTGTTTGCAGTTAAGGCATAAGAACCAAGGGCTGTATTACCAGTTGCTGTCGTGTTTACTAGTAAAGCACGCGCACCAAATGCTGCATTACCTGCACCAGTAGTGTTTGCTCCAAGAGCAGCATAGCCCATAGCAGTATTTTCATCTGCTGTCGTGTTGGCGTCTAAAGCTAAAGAACCTACAGCGGTGTTGTTAACGCCTGTGGTGTTTGCTCCTAAAGCACTTTTACCAACTGCAACACCATCTGAGCCTGTGGTGTTTATTGCTAGAGCTTCTAAGCCTACTGCCGTGTTTCTAGCACCTGTGGTGTTTGCTGTTAAAGCACTTGTACCTACGGCTGTGTTGTTAGAAGCTAGATTAGCGGCTAAAGCAGTTTTACCTACCGCAACATTAGAAGAACCTGCAATGTTTAATCCTAAAGCACTTGAACCGATAGCTACGTTGCCTAAACCTGTTGTAAGTTTAGTTAACGCTTGTGCGCCTATACCAGTATTATTATCACCACTTGTTAGATCATCAAATACTTCATTACCTAAACCTGTATTATCAGAAGCTGCATCTAGTGTACCTGTACCAGCATCGTTGCTGATAAGCATACTGCCTACAAAGTTTGTTTTAGGACCTGTTATGCCTACTGTATTAACAGTTCCTGTAACTGCTAGATCACCACCTATCGCAGCATCATCTGTAACTGTAAGATCATCATCTACTCTTAAATCTACTACGCTAAGATTAGCAAAAGCATCTACAACTGCTGCACCTGAACCAGCACCATCTAGGTAAACTGCTTTGGTATCTCCCGGAAGTATGGTTACGTTAGCACCAGTACCTTGTGAGATAATAATATTTTGCGAACCACTTGTACCATTTTCGATAAAGTGCATTCTGTTAATTGTGTTTGGGCTTATGGTAATAGTACACGCTGAATCTAGTGTGCCTGTATATTCAACATACATTGAACGCACAGGATCAGTTGCACCATCTGCTACAACTGAAGCGTGGGTATCTGCGTTAGTAGTTATCCCCTCAGTTCCGTAACTAAGACCTTCACCGATTAACTCTAGGTTGGTATTAGTTGTTGTACCCCACGTTCCACTACCGTCACCAGTAGCTAATTCGTTGAGTCTTAAATCATTTACATATGTACTTGCCATTGATGTTCTCCAAAGGTGTAGCTTTGATTATAGCTATATTTTTTATAAAAGTTAAGCAACTTCTTGCCAATCAGGTAATTGAGTGGTTGAAACAGGTATATACGTTGTCGTTATGTTTTGTGCTTCCTGTCCCCAAACGTTTACTGAAGTTATAGAACCCGTTAAACCAAAACCTATTAAATCGATATTAGCTTCAGCTACTGTTGTTACGCTTCCTAACGCACTGGTTCCCGCTAATCCTGTAACGTCTAAGTTATTATTAGACACAGGAATTACCGTACCTAAGGCAGAAGTACCTAAAACAGTAGTTACTGAAACATTTGCTGCACAACTTACAGACTCATCCCCAAGTCCACTTGTTGTTGTAACTGCTGAAACACCCGTAACGGCGGCAGCTTGAACTGCTGTACCATCATCTAAAGCGGTAGTTCCTACAACACCTGTTACGGCAACAGGTACAGAACCCTCACCAAAAGTTAGACTACCCCAACCTGTGGCTCTGCCCCAACCATTGAGTATCTGTGCCATAGTTTACTAAGCTATTCTTATAATTGCGTTACTCGCGTCGGCTGCTGGAAATTGAATTGTAAAATCTCCTGCTGTAGAAGTTTTATCCCCTCCAAACGCTAATATACAAACTGATGGATCTCCCGAAGCTGATTCATTAAATATCATTGCACCGTTAGCGGTCACAGTAGCGTTTGAAAATGTAAGATCAGCAAAATCAGTAAATGCAGTAGTTCCAGAAGAAGATGGATTAACTCTGGTCAATGCCGCTCCTTTTGCTGTATAGTTTGTACCACTAGCTTCACCACTGGTTGTATATGCCGTTGTTGCAGCTCCAAGAGAAGCTGATGAGGTATACAATGCTAAATTAAAAGTACTGCCACCTGAGTTTAAAAAATTGTGTTTAGCCTCTAACAATTCTTTTTTAAAAGAAGTTGCCATTGCTTGAGTTATAGCCATTATAGCCTCCTGATTATTTTAGCCATTTCTTCATGACCTTGTTTATCCAATAAACCCGCTACAGTAGAACGATCACTAACTATAGCTTGTTTCATATACAACAGAACAACATTTTCAATAGCGTCTTTATATGCTCTAGCTTGTGCTTGAACCATAGGATCAGCATTATCACTAACTTGAACAAGTCGTTCCATTATTCTTCCTGTCCAGTATTCTGGACTTAATCCTTTATTTTGTGTGGTTTTTACTCCAACACTTCCTATTGAACTTACTACGTCTACACTAAACACTATCAGCTCCTTGCGGATTTAGTTTTGCAGAACCACTTCTAGCTTCATCTCGGAGATCTCTATATTCTCCAAGAACTTTTAACATGGCTAATGCTTCTTGAAATTTAGTTTCATATAAAGTGATTGTCTCTGTAGATGCTTTCATAAAAACTGCTCCTTCTACTAAAGATCCGTAAAGCATAGCATTAGGAGCATTTTTTGAAAGCCATGTTTGACCACTATCTCCTGAATCTACTAAAGAAGCAGGTCGGTAGTAATAATGTAGTTCAAAACTTAACGAACTTGCTGGAGTCGGTGCTAATATAAAAGTATCATCATCAAACTGAGCGTAGAAAAGAGGTTGCCCTGTAGTTGCTTCTGCTGGAGTATAGTCTCTAATCCAAGAGGGATGTTTAAATAGAAGGTAAGAGTAATTACTACTTGCGTCTATAACAGCTAAGCTATAAGGAGATAAAAAATCACTCGGAGTTGCTAAATAAGGAACGTTACCCGTAGCCGAACCTTTTACGTTTTTACGAAAAACAGGTAGCTGTACTGCTTTTAAAACCCTTTCTTC